GTTTCCCAGTCACGATCGATGGGGCGCGGGTTAGGAAAAATTTAATTAACATGTTTGAAAATTTAATGATATATGCGTGGAGTCAGAACTGTTAAATAGAATTGATTGATAAGATAGTCTTGATTAAATGATTAGATTTAATCAGCATTAACTAAAAGTTGATTTATTTGATGACGTGCCAAGGGGTTGGTATGTTCTATTAAGACAGGAAAGGAGTAGTTGAATTGACTACTCCTTTCAGCATTTATTAGCCTATATAAAATCTGTGCTTCCAGGCCCAAATAAGTTACTGAAGTTCTTTTTCCACTTATACTTTTCAACTATATAATAATCCATAGTATCAGTGAAATGTGGTGCATGTTCCTGAGGATAGTTTCTGTCTTTCTCTGCAGACTTATTCTTCTTTAAATCCTTTGTCACTTGTGTTGATTGTATGGCAATGGCCACCGCCTTACATGATTCTTCATTGATTCTAATCTTAGGAAGTCTAGGATTCCTTTCAGAGAGTACTTCATTCATATAATGGTATCGGTCAACATGATTAGTTGTCCTCTTTGCCTTTGCCTTGATAACTACTTTCCATCCTGCTTTTATAAGCTGGTCTTTGATTTGATTATACAATGTGTCTCCAATTGGATTCTTATCATGGCCTCTTGGCTCTCCCCAAAGCAATATTACCTTCTTCTTATGCTTCTTATATTTTGAAATAAATTTTGCAATTAATTCAAAAACTTTATTGTCCTCTTTAACATACAGACTATCAAACATCTTCTCAACATGATCAAAGCCTTGCCATAAAGTGCAAAGATTTATCCAACCTGAAAAGTCCAATGACATATTGATTTCTCTAGACGAATTATAATCTGCCATTCCTTCAACAGTAATCCCTCTCTTACCTTCTCCATAGTGATACTTTGGCTTATACAAGTGTTTGAATTCGTCAAACCCAAAGTAAAACCCGTCTGATACTTTTGTAATGCGTTCATTCAAACACTCTACTCTAAACTCAGAATAAGCCATCTCTCTTTTAAGACGCGCTATACCTTCTACTGTGAGCACATGAATGTTATCATATACATTGGCTTCTGAATAAAAGTAGTTATCAGGATCTTCATTAGCTTTCAGCTCATAATCGAATAAATAATAACCAGATGGTTTCCAAGGAATAGAAGAAAGTAAGTTTAGGTTCTGATGTAAGTAGTGTTTGAATCTATGTGTATTTCCTCTGATTGAGGGTAGTATCACTTTGTTAATATGCTCTTGGCTAACTAATGCAGCTTCATCAATATCTCCCCCATCATATGATCCACCCCTAGCAAGATCAGGTCTATCCATTGAAAGGAACTCTATGGTATAGCCATTAATAAAGGTGATAATATTCTCATATCTTCTTGGTGCCTGAAATGGTTTTATCCATGATCTAGGTGGCTTTCTACCAACTACATAATGAATATCTTCTTTAAATCCATCTTCATTCCATTTTAATTCAATAGGTGGTAAGGTCTTAGTTAGAATTTGATTATATGTTGATGCCGAGAAAAAGAACTTCGCTCTTGGTAATTTGATTAACCTTAATTCTGATAGACCTCCAAGAGTTGTATTTTTTCCTGTACCTCTCCCCCATAATAAAATCCGTGTCTTTTGTTTAGCCTGGAGAAACTCTAATTGTTTGGAATTATAGTATGTATACTTATTCCTCTTCATCTTGCATGTCCTCAAAAGGAATATCTTCTATATTTAAATACTTAGGATTATTAGAGAAAATGATATTAGGGAATGTTATATCTTCTGGTTTGATTTTATCAATCTCATGAACATCGAGTCCATCCAGCTTCATAATGTTAACCAAAGCTAATCGAGCTTCTTTATATTCACCTGCTTTCATGCATTTCTTATGTACAGCAATCAATCTTTCTCTTATGACATTCCTATCAAACTCTTTATTGCTTTTGATGATATTTCCAAAAAGATCCTTAGTGTGATTAATCCACCTATATATTGTTGATCTGCTTTTTACATCCGGATAAAGCTTAGTTATTTTCTTGACTGCTTTAGCCTGACTAAGTTCAGTTGACAGTATCCCAAAAACCGTTCTTAAATTATTGAGGTATTGTTCTTCTGTTGGTGTTAGTTTTAAGGTGGGTTCAATGATATGCATGTGGAGTTTTTCCACAATATTATTTGCACTTTTAAAATCAATATGCGTGTATACCATTTTAGTTGAGGGCTTTCTCGACTTCATCTTTTTGCTTGATCTTTAGCTCGATCTTTCTTTCGATAATGGATATCTTTTCAGATGTTTGATCTTCAACTCTTAGCTGATCTAATTGTCTTCTATACCTAGAAATAGAAGACCTTAAACTATTAAGAAGTTTTACTTTGGCAAGGGCAGAATTTGGAATGCTAAAAATTTTCTTTACAATTTCTGCTGAGGGTCGTTTGTTACTGGTCTTAAGATAGAAGTCTTTGTCTTTCATAGACTCTTCAAGTTGCAACTGAATCTTTGCTATTTCAGAAGATATTTTTGCCCTGTCATGATCTGTTACACAATCCAGGAACTGATTAGATAGCTTTACTCTTTCTCCAAATAAAGTAACCATGTTTTTGTTTATGCCATTAACATAGTGGTCATTCTTTGCAATGATAGGAATTGCTTGTGATTCTAGTTTACTAAGTAGTTGATCTAAATATATACTGTTGACAATACTGTATCCTTCATTTAATCTATCCACCAAGGGATGATTTGCATCTATAGCCTTTACTAGTTGCAATTTTGTATTATACTCGGCTATACTCATATTTTTTCTGTCTTACCAGATTTGTCTTCGTCAAGTGTTGTAATGAGGGTGTCTTTAAATCCAAACTTTATCGATCTATCGAAACCATCAATTTCATCCCATTTGTTAATTCTTCTAACAATTTCAAGTGGTTCCAAAAGTATTTTTCTTGGAATGTTTTGAGTAGCTAAGTATGCTATGAGTGCATTCCTAATCTCAGAACCAGAACTTAATTTTCCTTGAGTCTCTATATTTGCTAATGTTGGATGAATGCCTTGAGCCGAAATATTTGCAGTGTTCGATTTTTCAAACAACGACAGTAATTTTTCATCATATAATTCTGCGCTAATTGGTTTCAACTCCACCCCTGGAAGGGATTTACCCTCTTCGTTGTTAACTTTAAATGTGGTTATTAAGGATCGGCCGGCATTTTTCTGACCAGCTAATACCTCATTCAAGTTGTCCTTGAATTCTTCCTTCCTTTGTTCTGCGTCTTTAGTAATCTGTTTCCACTCTTCATCTGTTGGTTGGCCATCCAGTTTCTTAAGGTCATAAAAATAGCTCTCTGGCATTGATACATGATACCTCAATGAATATCCATGTTTTAGGTTCGCTAAATGAAACTCTGGAATGCAGTTAGCCAACACTATCCATTTCCTTCCACCCCACCACAAAGGGATACAATAGTACCCATCATTTAATATGCTATCCCCGGTATGATAGACGAATTTCTTTTTGAATGAATTTAATTCGCTATTGTATGCCGGAATTTGAACTACTTGAAAACTATCTTGATTTTTAATATCATCTGACCAGGCTCCAGACCAAAGATACTGAGTGACTTTACCTTTCTTATTCTTTTCCGTAGCCCTCATGTATTTACACTCCAGGGTTTTAAGACTAACTATTTCGCCATTCTTATTTGGTAAAAACTCAGTAAAGATATTAGCGTGCTTATATAGTTCACCTGCTGCCTGAACTATCGTTTTATTAAAGTCACTTTCAAAAATCCAGTCTTGAATTTTGGTAGGTAGGTCAACCATTTCTCTCTTGATACCATCTTGGTCTTTAAGCTCTCGATAACCAACAATATCAGATCCTGCAGTAAAATTTCTTTTGATAGATATCAACGGACCCACAATATTGTTATCCAGGATCAAATTTTCTCTTTCTTGAGGAGCGTTATTCATTTTGCCCCATGGCATAAGCTTCGCATCAGCCTTCCC